ACAAAGTCGACCGGCTGACGAAGGAGCCAACGACCGATGTAGATGACAAGCACAACCACATCTGGGATGCAGTGCGCTACGCTCTTGAGCCTCTCCTGAGGCAGAAGAACATGGGCATGCTGAACTACATGAAACAACTCGCTGGCAAGCAGTCTGCGTAGCCCACTACCACAATACGCGCGCAACCTCGTCACCCCTAACCGGAGATCACTATGGCAGCTGGACCCTGGGTCGTTCCTGACCTTTCGAAACTCAATACCGTCACCGCAACTGGTCTGTTGGCCGCGACTGTCGGCAACTTCCGACTTGCGCTGGTCACATCGGCCTGGACACCGGTGAATAGCACCGACGAACTGTGGTCTGTCGCCAGCGGCAGCGAACTCGCCAACGGCAATGGGTATACCACGGGTGGTCTGACCCCCGCGACCATAACGCTCACGCAAACCGCTGGCGTCGTCAAGTTCACGTGGTCAACTCCGGCGGTGTGGACTGCATCTGGGACGGGTATCCCTGCGTGGCGTCGCATGGTGCTGTACTACCTGGGTACGCTGAACGGCAAGGTGAACCCTCTGCTCGCACATTCGTTGGGTGATGCAACTCCTGCAGATATCCCGCTCACCACGGCCACCAACACCATTACCATCACGCCGAATGCTTCCGGCGTGATCACGCTGAGCTAGGTCACACAATGGCTACCTACACAGAACTGATAGACATCGCGAACACTGCTGTTGGCGACTCGCTGCGCCAAAAGATTCGCGTGGCTGTGGTCGTTGCTGCAGATGTCATTCGACAAGAAGCCAGCACCGTACCCAACAACGCGAACCGTTTGGTGTGGGCGAAAGTGGCTATCACGAACCCGGACCAAGAGGCTCGGAAGATGCTCTGGGCGGTGCTGGCGCAAAACCGCACGTTCACCGTCACACAGATCACAGGCGCTGGTGATACCGAAGTTCAGACAGCTGTGAACGCGGCCGTCAACTTGCTGGCGCAGTAATCATGGTAACCGCCACATTCCGCGTACAGGATGGAACACCGAAAGCCTGGAAGTCTAGCGGCGGCGACGCGGCTCTGACTTTCGCCAGTCTGGCTAGCGGGTCCGCGCGTCAAGGTGCGAAGTTGGACCTCGGGGCTACTCGCGCAGATTCCTACGATGTCTTCCTCGATTTAGAGTTCGCAGCGTCCCCGACCGGCGGGACGACTGTGGATGTATGGTGGGCACCATCAGGCAGCGCGACAGCAGCGACGGATAACCCAGGAGGCATCACTGGATCCGATGCGGCATACAGCGGCTACAGCAGCAACCTCACAGCATCACTACCGCAACTGCAGCCGGTGGGCTCAGCCACGCTGACGGCTCAGGCCACGGCTACGGTGCAGCGTATCTACGTCGGGCGCTTCTCCCCTGCCCGGAGGTACGGTTCACCAGTGGTGCTCAACAACGGTAGCGGTGTCGCGCTGGTGTCTACAGACACCAACTGTCAACTGCGGTTCGTACCCGTTGAAGGTACGGCAGAGTAATGGACATCCGGCGTGGCCGCAGTGCAGCCCTGGGTCAAGGAAACCCATTTGGGTTGCGATTCCTGTACGACTTCGCGGACGCCAGTGGACAAGCCATGTCGCTCGGGCCGCTTGGGTCACCGATACGACTTAATTCGTCGTGGCAGGCGGCACCGGTCGCAGGGCTTGGGGTCGGTATTCGTCCTGTAGCTAATGTAAGCACGGGTAGCTACCTTGACACCGGGATACTGGCCTCTGCACTCGGGTGGGACCAATCGACCGGACAGCGTTCAATCATTCTGGTGGCCCGACTAGGCACCGAATACCTGGGTAACGGCGGGGCGGCTATGCCGGTCTACCTGTCCGCTGGCCCGGCTAGTGGGACAACCGGGTACTTCTCTATAGCCCGCGCCAACTTTTCTACAGCAGGGCTGAGCGTCAGCTATTACGGCGGGCCGGACTTCAGTGTTGCGCAGTTCGGCGGTGAGGCTATCGCCGGGGCGTATATGGTGATGGCGTACGCCTTCGACGGTACGACCCACACAGCGGTGACAGCATGCCATTCGACAGAGGGCGTGTTGACGAAAATCGTCACGAACACCATCACCAACGCTTCCAACGTCGCCATAGGCACCGGCACGTCCTTACGCATCGGCATCGACCCTGGTAATTTCCCGGGTCGCTACTGGCCTTCTGGCACTAGCGATGCGCTGATGATGGTGGGTGGCGCGTCGGTGGCGTGGAGCGAATCGCTCATGCGCCGATTGGTGCTCGACCCTTGGGGTGCACTGAGTAGTCCTCGTCGACGTGTTGCTGTCGCTGCGGGCGCTCCGGCGGGAGTGAGTCTTCAGCCGGCCCCTGTGGCTCTGTCTTTGGCTGGATACACGCCCTTTGTCGCGCGAACGCAAAGCCTGTCTTTGCAACCCGGATCGACAGGTCTTACGTTGTCGACATTCGGCCCGACGGTTACTCGGACAGCATCTGTTTCGTTGATCCCAGACGCGGTCCAGCTGTCCCTGTCAGTCTACACGCCCACGCTGGTACTCACAACCAACTCAGGGTTGTCCCCGTCGGTCGCTGCACTGAGTCTGCTCACTTTCACCCCAACAGTGTCTCAGTCCGCTGGACTGGTGCTGTCACCTGTTCCAGCGGCTGTCTCCGTGGCGTCGTTCACACCGAATCTGGTGCGCACGACCAACTCCAGCTTGTCTCCGGCCGCAGCCTCTTTTGCGCTGGCCACGTTCGCTCCTGGGGTGTTGCAGAGCAACGGACTGACGTTGTCCCCGGTGCCTGCGTATCTGGCCACTGGGGGACCCACACCAACGGTATCAACGACTAACAACGTATCGTTGTCCCCGGCACTAGCTACACTGACTGTGCTGGGCTTCGTTCCTACAGTCAGTCAAAGCACTGCGTTGATCTTGACCCCTGCAACTGCGGTGTTGGTGCTGAGTACTTTCTCCCCGACAATGACGCAAGGGCACCCAGTCGGAACTGTAGGGTTCGCTGGCATTGGCCGTTTCACGGACAGTGTCGTGAAGGTCAAGTTCTCAATCCGCCGAGCCACGTTTACCGGGAAGAACAAGTGAGCATACCTACCAGACTTGCCGATAAGGACCCCGCCGAAGAAGTGCTGGTCACCTTCGATTTCAGTGACGGCGCGACCGTGGTGTCCGACCCTGTCGTCGGGTCGCATGTCCGCTGGTCAGGCACCACACCCCCTGACAGCGCACCGTCTGCTGTACTGTCCGGCCCACCAATCGTTGTCGGAGCACTGGTGTACCAGAAAGTAGTCGGTGGTTCGGACATGACTGATTATTCTTTGGATTGCTTAGTCACCACAAGCACTGGCGACAAGCTCCTCATACCTGCAATCCTGCCGGTCAGAACGAAACGGAACCAGTGATGGCCACTACGAAAAAGCCAATCGATGCGGGTATCCTGGACCGAGTGGTCCAGGGTGTCAAGTACATCATCCAGGGTAACAAGGGCAATCTGTGGTTCAGTCCTGGGGACCCCATCGCACCGCAAGCCCAGACGAAAGAGGGCGTACCGGGTCGTGCGTTTGACTTTCCGATGTCAGTCAACATCCGTCGTACACCACGTGACGGGGAAGGAGTCACGTTCGAGCACATGCGCTCGTTGGCTGACGGGTACGACTTGATGCGTCTGGTAATCGAGACCCGCAAGGACCAGATGGAGAAGTTGTCCTGGGTCATCAAACCGCGCAAGGAAGTAGAGCAGGCTGCGAAGGAAGCTGAGCGCATCGACGCAGCGAAAAAGCACGTGGATAAGGTGAAGGCCAAGAACGACAAACTTGGCCAGCCACCCAAGCTCGCCCCTGACGGCGTCACCCCATTGCCTGAACCCGCTGATGTGCCTGAGGTGCCTGAGCCCAAGCCCGTCGACCCGAAGATCAAGGAGATCAGCGACTTCCTGATGTTCCCAGATGGTGAGCACGAATGGAAGACATGGCTACGTGCGTTGCTGGAAGACATGCTGGTGCTGGATGCGGCTACGCTGTACCCGCGTTCCACGCTGGGTGGTGACCTGTACGCGTTGGAACTGGTGGACGGTGCCACCATCAAGCGCATCATTGACGAGAGCGGTCGCACACCTGAGCCACCGAGCGTGGCATACCAGCAGGTACTGAAGGGCATCCCTGCGGTAGACTACAGCCGCGATGAGCTGATATACCGTCCGCGCAACGTGCGCACGAACCGGGTGTACGGCTACAGCCCGGTCGAGCAAATCATCATGACGGTGAACATCGCGCTCCGGCGGCAGATGGGTCAGCTCCAGTACTACACTGAGGGCAACATCCCTGAAGCGTTCATCGGTGTGCCACCTGAGTGGAACCCCGACCAGATCGCGCAGTTCCAAGAGTACTGGGATGGCATCTTGGAAGGCAACACCGCTCAGCGTCGCAAGGCCAAGTTCGTCCCTGGTGGTATGGACGTCCACGAGACCAAGGACCCAGCACTGACGGACAAGTACGACGAATGGCTGGCACGCATCATCTGCTTCGCTTTCTCAGTCAGCCCGCAAGCGCTCATCGCGCAAATGAACCGGGCTACTGCCGAGACCGCCGACGCTCAGGCCAAGAAGGAAGGTCTCGAGCCGGTGATGAACTGGGTCAAGGGTCTGATGGACTATGTGATTTGGAAGTACTTCGGGTACACCGATTACGAGTTCGCATGGGACGAGGAAGAAGAGACTGCACCGCTCGTCCAGATGCAGGTGCTCACCGGGTACGTGCTGCAAAAGGTGATGACCACTGATGAAGCCCGTGAGAAGCTGGGCTTGCCAGCACTGACCCCGGAGCAGAAGGAAGCCCTGACGCCCCCCGCACCCGTGATGGTCGGCAACGGTCCGCCCGGCTCCCAGGGTGGGCCAAAACCTTCCGGGGGCGACGGCCCTGTACCCGGCAAGCCGCAACCCGCTGCAGGAGGTACGGGCAAGCCGGTGGGAAAACATCGAAGCTCTGGACTGCGGAAGGTGAGCTCACTGAAGCGGGACAGGGCAAGCGTGGTGGTGTGTACAAGCGGTATCACCAAGCTGGTGAAGCCTGCACTTGCGAAAGCGGGTGCCAGAGTCGGCAAGCTGCTCGCTGACAAGCTGGTGAAGGGCATTAGCGCAGACGACCAAGCGAAGAAGCTAATCGCTGCGCTGACCTTCGACGAGCTGAAGGACCTTGCGCCCGAACTGGCTGATATGCTGGCGGACATGGCCGCTGATGGCGGCGAGCAGGCACTGGCGCAGATCATCAGTGAGGTAACCAAAGACCAGCTGAACCAAGTCAACGAGCGTGCAGTGGAGTACTCCAAGACCCGCTCCGCTGAACTGGTCACTCAGCTGGAAGACTCGACGCGGGACATGCTGCGCGCTACGGTGACGCAGGGCATTGAGGAAGGATGGTCCAACGACAAGCTGGCTAGCGAGATAGAAGAGAGCTACGCATTCGACCCCGCGCGAGCCGAGACCATCGCGCGCACCGAGACGGCCTATGCTGACGTCCAAGGTAACCTCGAAGGATATCGTGCAAGCGGGGCCGTCAGCGGCAAGCAGTGGATAATTGCGCAGGACGAGTTTTGCGATGAATGCAACGAGCTCGACGGGGTCATAGTGGGCCTCGACGAACAGTTCCCTGGTGACGGCGGTGATGGTCCTCCGCTTCACCCCAATTGCAGGTGCGACATCCTGCCCGTACTCACCGAGGAGACCCCATGAAACACATCACTGCTTTGGTCCTGCTCGCCGCGCTCTACGGTTGCGCAGGCGCTCCGGCTCAGCTCGAGAACCGACTCGTCTGCACCCGAAAGGGTGACAAGGTGTTCGTCGTCAGCCAATATGGCCCGTTCGGCATCACCACCACCATCAGCGCTGAAGACGCTGCTACCCTCTGTGCTGCTCCCGCAGCCGCGAAGTAAGGAGTCACGAACGTGGCCAAGAAGCGCATCTACGCGAACATCGAGAAGGTCGAAGCCCAGGAAGACGGCACCCTGAAGGTCTGGGGCTTCGCCTCGTCCGGTGCTGAAGACAGCGACGGCGAGACCATCACGCCCGAAGCCATGAAGGCTGCGCTGCCTGATTACATGAAGTTCGGTGCCGTCCGTGAAATGCACCAGTCGATGGCCGCTGGCACCGCGATCGAAGCCTCGGTCGACGACACCACGGGCAAGACCATGTTCGGCGCACACGTGGTCGACCCTGTGGCAGTGCTGAAGGTACATACCCAGGTGTACAAGGGGTTCAGCATCGGTGGCAAGGTGACCGAGCGCGACCCGCTGAACAAGAAGATCATCAAGGGTCTGAACCTCGTCGAAGTGTCCTTGGTGGACCGTCCGGCCAACCCCGATGCCGTGTTCACCATGTACAAGGCTGCGTCGACACCGGAAGACGACGTCGTCGAACTGGCCGAACTGCTGGACGCTGGTACGGTGACCCCGGCTCAGGTGCTGGAACTCATCAAGGCCAGCAAGTCAGCAGAGCAACCAGTTCCCAGTGAGGCACCCCCTCAAGGGGGTGTGCCTTCAACGGAACTGGTGCCAGCTGAGATCGTCAAGGGCATGTACTCGGTCGCCGACTTCGCCAGCGTGCTCAACTCCATCAGTTACCTCGCAAGCGAAGCTGGCTGGGAAGCTCAGTACGAAGGTGACAACAGTCCGCTACCTGCCTCTCTGTTCAAGTGGCTGCAGGACGGTATCGATATCTTCAAGGGCATGGTCGCCGAAGAGACGGCCGAGATGGTGGCAAGCCTGCGAGTCGCGGCGAACCTGCCTGAAGTCATCACGCTGAGTGACAGCGTGGCAGACAAGGTGGCCAAGGCTGGCGCTCGATTCAGCAAGGCCACGAAGGACGCACTCGGCAAGATCCACGGTGCCTGCAAGGAAGCCAGCGCACACCTGGATGGCCTGAACTACAACGACGATGAAGACGCCGGAAAGGCTGACGACACGCTCAACGTGACCAAGGCTGCTGCCGATACCATTGGTATCGCCCCCAACACTGACGATGTCCAGAAGGCCATCGCTACCGCAATTGCGCCGCTCAACGAGGCCTTGGAGAAGGCCAGAAAGGAATCCGACGACCTGCGAGCAACGGTCGCTGAGCTCTCGAAACGTGCAGCCCCCGGCAAGGCATTGCTGAAGGCTGTGGCCCTCACCAAAGGACAGGACGCCCTCCCTGATCCGACTGCAACACCTGTCGCTGCCCTCCCGCCGGAAGGCACTCCGCAGCGCGCAGAAGCCGAGATGAAGAAGGTCTTCGCTCAGGGGGGCCGTCGGCTCACCTGATTCCAATCCACACTTCGACCCGTCCGTAACTCTCTCCACCAGGAGCATCCAATGAAGAGCATCCGTTTCACCCCGCTGCAGATGGGCCTGTTCGCCCTGACTGCCGTGGCCGGTATCGCAGCCGCGTTCGGCCTGATCGATTTCCACACCGTCCTCCCCGGCTTGATGCTGGCCAATGCGCCTCTCGCCCTGACCCAGGAAACCCTGGAACTGGCGAAGGGTGCGCTGTCCAAGTCCGACGACAACATCACCAAGTCCGTCACGACCGGTACTGGTCTGGTCGCCTATGACCTGCAAGCCCCGGCGAAGAACCTGTATCCGGTGAACACCCCGCTGCGCAACCGCATTCCGCGTGTCGGCGGCGGTACTGGTCTGGCGACCAACTGGCGCGCTGTGAAAGCCATCCTCGGCTCGGGCTTCGACGCGATGGGCTGGGTGCCTGAAGGCCAGCGCACCGCACGCATGAGCTACACGACCGAGACCAAGGCTGCGAGCTACGTGACCATCGGTGAAGAAGACCAGGTCACGTACGAAGCCATCAGCGCTTCGCGCACCTTCGAAGACATCCGCTCCACCGCGTCCATGCGCGTGCTGCAGAAGATGATGCTGAAGGAAGAAAACGCGATCCTCATGGGC